GCCATCTTGATCTCGCCGAGCGTCCGACCCTGCTGCGACACCTGCCCCGACGCGACGTCATTCACGCCCGACAGGCGCTGCCCGTTGCGTTCGAGCATCTGGATGTGTTCCAGGCCGACCTGGGTCACGTCCGGCACGACCATCGGCTCAATTTCGCGCGGGTCGCGCACGGTGATGGTCTGGCCCGGCCCCCACGGCTGCTCCGTCGGATTCCACAGGGCTCCCTGCATGACCTTCAGCGGCGCATTGAGCGCCACATGGGCTTTGTCGGCCGTCAGATTGCGCCAGGCCGTATGCTCTTCGATGGTCGTAATCAGCTTGTGGCCGATGAGCGAGTAGCCCTCGGTGACACGATCGGCCCGCGGGAACAGGTTCACCAGGACGAAGCGCGACCGCTCGAAATGGTCGTGCTGGATGCGGAGGATCTGCTGGGTGCCCTGGTGTAGCGTAATGAGATACCAGCGCGACCCGTCGAGGGCCTGTCCAGCCTTGCCGGCGGGCGGCTGCACGCCGTAGGACTCACACATCTCGTGGATGTCCAGCAGCACGAGCATTTCCCAGAGTTCAATCTGGGCGTTGTCGGCGGCTTCCGGGGCGACAGACATGCCAGAGCGGACCAGATTCGCCTCCGGCAGGCGCTCATTGCCCTGGACAATCTTGTCGACCGCGTCCTCGTCGTAGATACCGGCGTCGGCCTGGGCCTTCAGGTCCGGCAGTCGCTTCCAAAACTTCTTGCCGTAGGCGTAGATTTCAGACTCATCGCGCGCGTGCCCGGGCAGGATGACCGAATCCTTATACGGCAGAATGCGATAAATTGGGCCGGTCCTGACCCGCTTCGTCTCGTCCATCGTCGTCGGCGCCGAGAGGTCATTCGGGCCAGCCTCGATGAGCTGCCCTTGGTCGTCGCGCTCCAGGACGGGGTTCGCTTGCTCGTCGAAGATCGGGCCGCCGGTCATCGGGTCGAGCTGCACCTTCGCGGTGATGTCGCGGCGGCTGGTGCGCGTCTCCGTGCCTTCGGCCACTTCCAGCAGCCCGCGCGGCTCCACGAGGCTAATCAGGGCCAGCTTGTCGAGCACCGATTGCAGGCGCTCCTCTTCAGCCTTCCACTGGTGGAACCCCTCAACAAACGGCACGCGGTCCGCGGCATCCGCCCATCCTTCGACCGTGCAAACGGGATCCGCCCACACGGCCTGCATCAGCCGGGCGTGCATCGAGTCGACGGCTTCGGTGCCGATGTGGCTGGTGAGGTCCGCCGCGCCCGGCCAGGGTGCCGCGCCGCCCGAGCGGGTGCGCGCCTGCTCGTAGAGCATCCACCAGTAGTCCACTTCGCTATCGACCGCCGACTTGGCGTCGAGGCCGTCTTGCAATTGGACGTGGATGCGCCGGTTGATGAGGTCTTTGACCTCTGGGGAAATCTGGAGGTCGTAGGGGTCTTTGGACTTAGCCACGGACAGCACGCCCCATCAGGAAGCCGGCAAAATACATCGCGACCAGCGCGACAACGTGCGGGAGGTCGAGCATTACCGGCCCTTTCGCTTGGGCTTACGCTTCTGGTTGTCGTAGAGGGGCGGATTCGTGCCCGTGACTTGCGCCATTAGCAGCCGCGCTTCCCGCCCTTGCCCTTCATCGTCGGTTTGTTCTGACCCTTGCCTGCGCCCACAAACTTGTTCGCCATGGTGTCCTTCTTGGTTTGGCTCAAATTGAAGCGGGCCGAGCCGTCGCCCTTTACGCGCTCCATGTGCTCACCTGTGCCGCTTTGGCTTCCGCCGCCCAGCCCCACGTCGGCCGGCGTCGACTCGCGCGCGTGATGCCGCCCGTGGGGTCGCTGGACTCCGGGAAATGGGCGCACGCCCACCGCACGATATTGACGGCGTCCAGGCCTGCTTGAATGCACCAAAAACGCAGATCGGCTGAGTCTTTCCGCAGCCACTGCCGCGCCCGGAGCACGGTCCGCGTCTGGCTAGAGGCGGTCAACCGCGCGTCCTGCACCGCTTGCGCGATGACGTTCTGCGCCAGCTCGCCATACAGGGCGTCGGCCTCGCCGATGCGAATCGCCTCATGGTCGGCCGTGCGGCGCCACGTCGGCGATGGGTCTTCTTCGTGGAGGTTGGGCCGGTCCAGGCCGGAGAGGTCAAAGAACTGCCCCCACTCGCTCGGGCGGGCTAACGGCTTCACTTTGAGTCGCACCTAATAGCCTCCTCGCCCGACGCGCACGGGCTGCCACCGGAACGGGTCACTGTCACGCTGGGCGGCCTTCAGCGCCGCTCGCGCCATCGCTTCGGGCTTCGCCTTGGGGTTGTAGTGCCGAATCGCCAGCCCGCCGAAAGCATCTGCCGCATGACTGGCCCAGTCATGCACGGGCGTGGCGACGTGCTCTTTGATGCGCGTGTTGTAATCGCGCTTGTAGCTCGCGAGCGCGTCCAGCCCTTCCCGGCACTTCTCCGCGTCGAACCGGCAGCGTGGGAAGATCATGCGGGCGGCGTGGATGCGGTCTTCGAGCGCCTTCACGCGGGGCACCACCGCGAAGTTGATGCCCAGGCGCCGGGCCGATTCCAGGCGCGTCCGGCCGCTCGTAAACTCCCGCTGCTCGATGTCATGTGGCGCCCAATGCGTGCCGTAGACGTAGCGCTTTTCTTGGAGCACGCGGGCGTAATGGTCGAGGCCCACGCCTGAGGACTCGTAGTAGTCGATGACGTGAACGTCGCCGGTATGCCGAGACTGGGTAAACCAAATGGCCGTCTGATCGCCCACGCCCAAATCCCAGTCGGTATCGACGGGATATTCCGGGTCATAGGGCACATGAGTCACACGTCCCTCTTCCCAGGCGGCGGCCATTTCCCGTGCCCAAATGGCACCCTTGACGCTGGCCTCAAACGAGCACTCAAACTCTTGCTGATACTCGTCCTCTGTCATGACCGACCGGGCCGCGTCCAGCACGTCCGGAGGCACGATGCCCGTCTGTGAGGCTTTGAACTCAATCAGGGTCCAGCCACGCTCGGTCGCGCACTTCTGCACGGCCTTGTAGAACTGATTCCGCCCATTCGGCGTGCCCAGAATTAGCAGCCACTTGAGGCGGTCCGCCATGAGCGGGATGATGATTTCGGTGAGGAAGTTGGGCGGGTGGTCCTGAAACTCATCGAGCACGGCCCCGTCGAGATACAGCCCGCGCAAACTGGCCGGGCGGTCCGCGCCGAAGATGCGGACGAGGCTATCGTTCTGCTCGGGGAACCTGACCGATAATTCGGTTTCATTGACCTTGCAGCCCGGCACGGCCATCGCGTAGTGCTTGAGGTATTCCCAGGCGTTCCGCTTTTCCTGGGTATACGTCGGGCCGATGATGCCAAATTGCGGGCGCTCAAGCGGGCAATCCAGCGCCGCCAGGATCGGATGATTCACGCCCGCTACGGTCTTGCCCATGCGCCGATGACAGACCGCCACGACGACCGTAATGCCACCCGGTGTTGGGGTCAGGAGCGCGTCGTGGATAGCCTGCTGCTGCGAACGCGGCGTGTAGGGGATGACAACTTCCGTGGCGGTATCGACGTCGGCCACTATTCGTCAGACCGCTTCCACCGCACGACGACAGGCCCGCCCCCCTTGCCCGTCACTTCATGCGATTCGACCGCTTTGCCGATGGCCTGGTCGATGAGGTATTTGGCGGCCTGGATGTCGGGGTCTTGCGTCGACACCTTCCAATACTGGCCCTCGGGGAAGGCGAGATAGGTGTCAATTAGCGCGGGGTCGGTGACGCGCACCCACTTGTTCTGTTCGTCTTTGACGAGGAAGACATGGGCGCCGCAGGCCGAATCAAGCGTGGCGGTAATCATCGGGGCCAGACGCTGCTCGACCATCTCGTTGAGCAACGCCCGGCCCTTTAGGGTCTTTTCCGCCAGGGCGGCGGCAAGCTGCTGGCGCGGGGATGTGGGCTTATCGGGGCCGCGCTGGCCGCGTTTCCGCGTGGGAGGCTTCGTATCCACGTATGTGTATACGTGGATTATAGTCAGCCACCCCGCGTTCGCCGTGGCCTTTTAGACAAATCGGACTAATCGAACACAAGCGGCGG